GGCGGCGAAGCTCTCGTCATCCCGAAACGCTTCGCGCTGCAGGGGCTTCGACTGCACTTCTTGCAGGAGCGTGTTGAACTGGCGCGTTACCGCGTCGGCTCGCTCCCTTTCTTCGTGGTATTTGCGCGTGACCTTGTTGATCCGCTCTTCGAAAGAGCGCCTCTTGGCTTTCGCTTCCTCGTTGTCGGGCTTCGGCGCTTCCGTCTCTTCCGGTGCTTTCGGCTCCGGCGCAACTTCTGCAGCTTGGCCTTCGACAACTTCCGTCGATACCGCTTCCGGGTCGACGATTTCCGTCTGGTCCTGATCCATTACTCATCCTCGCTTTGAGGTGCGATTTCCTGCCCACCATCTGTTCCAGCCTGCGGAGATAGGGCGCTCTCTGCTGCCGATTGTGCCGCATGCCGGGCGTTGGCGCCCCGCTCTGCGATAGTCTTTTCTTCGATCTTCTGCCCCGCATTGATCAGCGCGACGCGGATCTTGGTTTCGTTGTCCTGGTCGACCTTGTACTTCTCCAGCGCGAGCTTGTTCGACTCGACGGCGGAATCCTGCTTGAGTTGCTGATTCTCCTGTTCGAGCCCCTGGATATGCTGCTGCAGCTCGGGAGGGATCGGCGGCGGGCCCTGCTCCTGCTTCTGCGCTCCGCCGTCCTGATCGGCGTCCTTGCCGAGGATCTGCGGTGGGATGGTCTTGCGGAGGCGTGCAGCCAGCTTGTCAGCATCCGGCCAATCTTGCGCCTGGACGATAAGGTCCGGCGCAACCTGCCCGATGAGCGGCACAGACCGCAGCGTCTCCGTCATGGCGACAGCGGCTTCTTGGCGGCGCGTCGAGTAGGCGGGGCCGGCGTCGATCACGATGTCGTATTTCCCGGCCGAGAGGTCGTAGAAGTACTTGCTCCCGTCGCGGCCCTGGGCTTCACGCTGGATCCAGACGAGGTCGGGTTGTCCGTCAGGTCCGAGGATGCGCGCGACGCGCGGTTCATCATAGAGGCGAGGGAACATGTCAAGCAGGATCATCCCGCATTGACGGATAGCCATATTCCGATTTGAAATGAAATCGGCGTTTGCCCGGTTGCCCTGCTGCTGGCGAGCCATGATCGCCCGTCCGCTCGTCTCATTCGACTTTTGGCCGAGGTTGGCGTCCGTGATTCCAGTGGTCGCCTTGATCTCCTCATTGGAAAGCTGGATCTCTTCCGACAAGGCGGGGTCAAGCCCGACGACCTGGGAGCGCTGCGGGAGCGGCGCCAGGTTGCCAGCGATGGTAATCGGCTCAACTTCGAGAAAAGGCCAATTCTTCGTGTTGAGCGTCTGCCACTTCTTGTCTGTGAACTGCCCAGCGTACCCGATGAAAGGAGCCTTCGGAGCCAGCGCAAGGCGCTCCAACTGCTGCGATCTGGCATAGTTGTAGATCCGCTGCGCGTCCTTGCTGTAGTGGATCGCTCCGCAGGTGAACCGCTTGCCATCCTCGAACCATTCGCGGCCAGGCATACGCACGATGGGGATGTAGCGCGAAGGGAACTCAATGGGGTCTTCCAGAACCTCACCCTGTCCGCCAATCTTGTACCACATCACACGACGGCGGCACGACATCCGGGAGCGTGTCGCGCTCGCCTTTTGCTTCTTGGTGGCTTCGGAATCCCAGACGGTCGACCCATCCTTGAGCTGGTGGAGCTTCTCTTCCGCCTCTTCGACCACGAAGTATTCGGCGACCAAGATTCCGGCTTCACGATCCGCCCAGAAAGCATTATCGCTCCCGAAAGCGTTGATTGGATCAGCATCCGGCCAAGCCTTTTCGAACTCATCGCGGGAGTAGCGCGTGTGGATGATCCCCCACATCGCATCGGCGCCGGTCGGGTCTTCGTGGAATGGGTCGAGCTTGACGGTCTTCGGGTCGAGAACCCGCTTGATCTTCGGGCACTGGTAGAACGAGTCTTCGCGCTCGTATTCCGTGGTGACGCGGAAATACCCATACCCACCAGTCACCGCATCCTCGAAGGCGGCGGCGTACACGTCGGAGGCGTTGGAGTCGTGCTCCACGTGCCGAATCAGGCCGTCCACGACCTTCGCCAGATGCACGTCGCCGTACTCATCGACGGGGTGCGTCTTGATGGCTACAGGGCTTTCCCGCGCTTCATTCGTGATGTTGCGGGCGAATACCTGCAGCCGGTTGATGGTGACCCGTGGCCGGTCCCCGCGCGCGCCGACTGCATCCGATTCCCACTGCGCGTCGTCGTGGTAGACGAAGCGGCGGTCGTGGTCGAACGTCTTCTGATTCTCAGCGTTGGCCGACTCCGCGAGCCGGAAACGGCGCTGGAAGTCCGCGATCAGCTCGGGATCGACCTTGCGAGCCACTTACTTGCGGCCCTTGTTGATCTTGGCAATGGCGGTGCGATCGGCCTTCATATCCTTCGCGGAGCCTTCCTTGCCATGCTTTCCGGAGGCATCGGCCTTGCGGTCGGCTGCGCTCTTCTCGTACTTCGCCGCGGTCATCTTCGCCATTATGCGCCCCTTGTATAGAGAGAGGTCTACTAAAACGGTTTAGTGGATAGCGGGAATATACAACTATCCGCCGCGATCCGCAGCTTATCGGCCCATCCAAGAGCTTCCGGAACCCGTTTCCCACTCCTCGCGCTGGTCCTGGTCGTCATATTCGGCGCGGCGGAACACTGGCTCAGCATAAGTCAGCGCCAGCGCGTCGGCTTTGTCGGGAGATCTCAATCCCCTCGCCTTCATGCTCTCCTTTTTCTCCAGGAGGATTTGGTTTTTGTTTGTGAATGTGAATTCAGGGCCGGAAAGCTCCTCGATCAACTCTGAATCATTCGGCAATTCAAGACCAAGCGATAGCGCATCCTTGATTCTGCCCCACATTTCCGCCCGCTTGTTGGCGTACTTGGTTGGGTCTGTCGCGGCCCACCCAAAATTCACCTCTTGGATGCATTGGGGCGATAGCAATTGCCGCAAGCGATCCGCCACAGGGCCACCAACGCCGCCACCGTCCACGAATACCATGTCTGGCCGATGGTCTTGCCACAACATCGCCACGAATGACGCCAGGCGCATCGAGTCCGGCTCGTGCCAAGCCTGCACAATTCGAGACCTCCGCCCTTGCCGCTCAACCAAGACGGATCGATCCTCGCCAGCGCGGGCTATATCGAGGCCCCACACACGAGGTTCTTGCTGATAGCCTTCCGCCTTGTATTCAGCGCCGCGCCGAACCAGTGACGACGAAATGAACGCCGCGAATGATCCCACATCCGGATCGTTGAAGTATTCCTGCCGATACTTCGCAAGGCCGATTTCGTCGCCCCACCTGGCAATCAATTGGTCTTGAATCGTGCGGAGTTGATCTTTCGTGAATACGTTTGTATGGTCTACTGTGATGTCTGCGAAATACCAATCTGAATTCGTCTTTGCGTATTCGCCCAATTGATAGAACCAATTTCGACCGCGAACCGTTGAAATGAATATTACCCATCCATTCGATTCCTCTACCATCGGCTGCAGGTAATCCCACGCCTCCGGATCAGCGAGCGCCGCTTCCGAAAGCACAAGGCCGCGAGGCCCAGCGCCGACGAGAGCGTTGTACCGATCCGATCCAACGACCTGCCACGTCGAGTTCGATGCGAATTCGAGGAGCATTTCGTCATTGCGGGTCTTTCGTCGAATCTCCTGCGGGAAAGCCTGGTCGATGCGTCGGCGCCCTGTGTGCGAGTCCACGGCATCCCAAATGGCCTTTCGGCCCTGCGAATACTCTGGTAGGCAATGCCAGTACATGCCTGGCTGCAGGATGGCCGATACAGCCGACCAATTCAGAGCGATGTCATCCTTTCCGAATCGCCGATGCGCCCGAATGACAGCACGTTTGCCACCGCTCTGGAGGTAATTCCAGATCCCCATTTGGTCGGGGCGCGGGTCCCACTTATTCGGGAGACTGATTTCCGGCATAACTCTTGACGACGACCGTCAGGGGGGATTCAGTGTTTCCGGCCAATTCGAGCTTGTCGCCATACTTGCGTGGATTCATGCGAGCGATTACCCACTTTCGAGCGTCGATTCGTAGGCGTCGATGCTCGACCATGTCAGCGGTTTTTATTTCCGTCCCCCATTCTTTGGCGGTTTCAACCGTTCCGATCTCCTGTTTATCGGAGATTTCAACGATTTCGCTGAAATGGGTATCAGCTCGAACTTGCATTGCGCGTGCGTACTGTTCAGCCAATACGGAATCATTCGACACCCATAAAAGGAATGTCGAAGGCTTCACATCATTCGATTCACAGACAGATCGAAGCGATTTACCTGTATCCGCAATCTCTGCGACAATTGCTTGCGCTTTTTCGTCGCGCTCTGCCTGTTCCATTTTCGCACCTCCGCCGCTGTGGGCTAGATGCAAATGTACGCTTTTCCTACCCAGTGACCAAGCACGTTTCGCCCGTGGACCACGTCAGGAGGCGAGAGATTCGCTTTCCTTTGTCGTCGTACTGCGGCTCGATCTTGGCGAGCGGTACGCCTACTAGGATGCCTTGGAGGCGCCCGAAGTCGGAAACAGGCTGGCTCATTCTTCCTTCTTCCATTGTTCGCAACTTTTGACGCTCCGCCCAGCCTTGTGGCCTAGCGCGTACATCTTCCGCGCAATGTCGCTGCTGCTGGTTCCTTCTCCATAGTATTCCTCCCACACTCTGTCGTACGC